ATATAAAAACGTATTCATATCACTACTAGTAACCAATGATGATGTTACGTCGTTATACATTAGTTTACCTATAGGTGTTGTTGGGTCTGTTTTAAATTGTTCAAAGAAATCTATTTTACTAACTTCTATAACAATACCAGTAGTGTTTGGACCAGACCTCATAAATGCTGGTATGCTTGGGTCAACACCGCAAGTAACTATACCCTTTAAAGTTTTTTTAAGGACTATTTTTAATTTTTGTTCAATAGTGTCAAGTGTTGTAGCCAACATTTTTGAAATTTTATTAACAAAATTTGACTGACCGATTAATGATTTAATCAAATCGACCAAAAAAACAATCGGGTCAGAACCGTTATTAATCGACGGAAAAGATGAATCAAGTTTGAACTTAGGCATTCCTTCTGTCAATGTTCTAGCAGCAGCTATTTCACCAAAAACTTTTTTCTTTTTATCAACTAATGACATATTAATCTGTTTCTTCTTCCTCTTCTGGGTTATTACTGTTTTTAATCATTTGTCTAATAGACTTAAAATCATTAAGAGACGCTAAACCATTGCTTCTTTCAGAAACTGCGGTTTCAACATCTCCACGATTTTTAATGATATCACTTTGTAGTTTAGCCAATTCTAATTTAATTCTGATAGCAGAATCTTTTATTTTTAATAAACCACCTTTTTCTTTAGCTATTTTTGTTAAATCATCAACACCATCTGGCGCTGCGCTAACTGTAAGCTCATTGATAGTTCTTTGAGCATCATTTATTTGTAAACATGCATCGTTATAAGTTTCTTGCATAAGTCCCTCTAATGATTCGGTATTGTTTACTTTAACGTCTTGTTTTCTTTTTCTAGGCATGGTAATTAGTTTTTATATATAAATATCTACAAACCGTGTTTTGTAAGCAATTCATACAAGTCTTTATACCTTTTCATAGCTATACGTATATCTTTGGTTGATAGTAAAGTATAGTTTCTCATTGTTTCCAAAACAGAGTTTTTATTGTATTTTGACCCACCTTCCATCGTTTCAAAAGCTGTTTCCCAATTTTCTAAAATATAAATCAGGGCAAAACCAACTTTTTTCTCATTGTCATTTAATTTCTTTTTGGGTGGTAAATTTTCATCGTTCATCTCTTCTTTTATACCTTCGATTAGTTTTACAATAAAATCATCCATAACAAACCCATCGTTATCAATAACATACGTTAAATCTTCTCTTTCTTCAAATTCATTAGCCATGTCTTCATATGATGAAGTTTGTCTAAGATATTTCTCATCTTTGATGAGTAAACCTAAGATATAGTTTTTACTAATGGTTCCAAAATATGAATAAGCTTTTTTACCTCGTCCAGCTTCAAACCTATGAACCTTTGTCATTAAAAAAGAAACGGTGTCACTATGAAGTTCTTCAAAAGTTTCACCCTTTCTATATAATTTGTACCTTCTTATAATTGATTCAATCATCTTATCCAACGGGGCTTTAAGCCACTCGTTGAATATGATGTTTCTTTCTGATTCGTCAGTTGACTCTAAAAATTTGACAACAGCTTCTTCTTCTTCTGGACCAAAATACATTTCGTTTGTTCTTTTGCGTCCTCGTTTCGTAGCCATTTATCCATTTTGAACTTCGTATGTTATTTTTCTATCATTTGCAAAATAGTATTCCTTTTTAGCTGCTGATAACCAATATCTAGCTTCAACTGGGTCGATAGTTTGTTTGTATGAAGAGAATAGAGAACCTTCTCTTTGGTTTACGTGTTTGTAACCAAATTTAGGTACAACCATAACTCTAACATCTTTAAATGTCATACGTAATAAAAATTCATAAACGAATGTTAATTTTATATTACTTTTAAACCCACCTAAATCTTCATAGGTCGATTTTCTAATTACCATTCCATCAGTATTGAAATTTTGATACGTTAACAACGCGTTGTTATCTAAAATACCTAATTCATCTGAAAAACTGTTGGCCCAAACTGCTTCGTTTGTTAAACCAGCAAAAGAACCTTTAGCGTCAACGTCCACGATGATTGGTAAGAATAAGTCAACGTTTGTATGAGCGTTTTTATATTCTACAACGTTTTTAAACCAAATCTTAGCGTATTCATCATCGTATTCTAAAATACTAAACCATTCAGTTTTACATTGAGATACACCGTAATTAACTTGTGAACAAAAATCTGTTTCACCATCGTTTTCAACAATGGTTACTGAGCTTTTGTAATCACCATAGTCAAAATCTTTAGCATATTTAGTAACATCACTACCTTTAGGTGTTACAACAATTAATGTGTCAGGTCTAACCGTTTGGTCTGTAACACTTTTAACTGCGTTTGCAAATAATTGTTTTGTTGTGTCGTCCAATTCATGAACAGGAAGAATGACAGAGATATTATTTTTTTCTTTCATTTGTATTATGCGTTAGTTGTTTCTTCTAGAGATTCTTCTAATTTCTCTAAAGTTATTTTAAGTTCGTTAGTTCTTGTATAAACTAAATTTTCGTAAACACTTTCCATAGTTGTTTTTTGTTTTTCAGGTGTGTATTTACCTTGAGTACCTTTGATACCGTCTAATAAATCTTGTGGTACAGCATCTTCTAACCAAACTTTCATATAAGTTGCGATTAACTCTGGAATGTTAAGTGTAGTGTTTGTCCAAACACCGTTGTTGTTAATGTAAGGGTTTCCTTCAGCATCAGTAGCTTCCATCCATTCTGGAATCATATTTGGCATTTTACCAATAACTGGAGTGTTACATTCAATTGCTTCCAAAGGGAAAGTACCAAAACCAGACACGTCATCAATCCAAACAGCTACACACGATTCACTTAATTGAGCAGCAAATTTTTCTCTACTCAATCCTCTTAATTCTTTAAATGTAACCCATTTGTAAATTGGGAATTGAAGGTAGAATGATTTTGCTAATTTAGCCGCATCACCTTGATTTCTAGTGTGAACAGCAACGATAGGTTTTTTAGGTTTATCACTATCTTTGAAGTATGTTGGGATAGATACTGGGACAACGTGTGTTCTAATAGATGGAAATAATGATTTAACGTATTGTGATTGTTTTTCAGAAGTTGTTATCACATCAATAAAACCATAATCCATATCCCATCTTTTACCAACAGGTAGTAATTCTAATAAGTAATCGTAACTTTGTGACAATACGATTTTTTTACATGGAAAACCTTTAACTTGGTCCATGATGTTTGAGAAAATCTCAGGGATGATAATAAAATCAGCTGGGCTAATTTGTAATTCTTGTCCTTCAATAGAAACGTGTGGTAATTGTGCGTATTCTTCACCTAACCAATCAGCAACTCCGTTACCGTTTTCATCACCTCTAAGTTTATAATCGTTTTTTTCATGAAGGATAGCAGCTTTATAACCTAATTCGTTTAACACTTTAACGTGTTCGTAGATGTTGGCTATTCCAGCAGTAGGGTTACCTTTTGTATCCAATGTGAAAAAATACAAACTAAAATCTTTTGTTTCTAATTTATCAATCACAGATTTTAATTGATTGATTTGTTCATCCATTTGTTTTTTTTGTTCTTCCATTTGTTTTTTTATTTTAATTTTATTATTCAACTTCTACTAATATTCCGTAATGTAGTAGAGTATTAAATGCTAATTTGTAAGAGAATAAAGCTTTTGATAAAGCTCTTTCTGAACCTAACGAATCGTCAGCTTCTTCAATGTCATCTAAGATAATTTCTATCATTAGTCTGAACATTTCATGTTTGTTAGTGTTGATGAAAACGTCTCTTTCTCTACATGTTGTTAATTCTTCAGTAGTAAGAAGTTTTCCTTTTTCATCTTTAAAATTTTTGATAACAGTTTCATAAACTTTGTCATCTTGTTTGTCATCCATTTTGATAAGTTCTGTAAATCTATCAATATCTAGATAATAAATTGCCCCGCCAAAATCAATCATAATTTTTAAATTTCTTCGTAAGTTGTTATTATTGTATTTAAAATTCTATTTCTGAATTCTTCATTATTTATGAAATCTAAAAGAGTGTCGATTTCGTAATCAGCTTTCACATCTTTATTGTAAGGTGATTTAACTTTAATGCTGATTTTACCTTGTGGTTTGTTTTCCAAAGCTATTACGTTAGCAGTTACCAAAACGTCAATTCCATCCCATTCATTTTCATTATTAGAACAGAACTGTATTTTATCGGCTTTACAGCCAGTTTTAGAAAGGAAAAAATAAGTAGATGGGATACTTTTATCAACTTCACGACTAACCAAATATACTTCGTGCTCTTCGTCGTCTTTAATATCCATTAAAAAGTTATTGAAATGGTTCATTAAACCATCTGACATCAGGTCAGCATGACCAAAAATTTCTAGAGGTGCTTCTAAATATAGAAACGTATTGAATCTGTTGATGTCTTTAAATTCAAAATGGTCCATTAAATTGAAACTGGTTACATCTTCTATCTCTAAGTCTGGTACTGTTATCCCATCAGCTTCTAGCTCTGGAACAATATACTTGTCATAGGTGTAGATGAACTGTCCAATAAAATCCCTTAAAACCTCATTTATGCTTATTCCTATTTTCATATAACCAATTTACTGATTAAAAATCGATAAGTAAAGCAAAAAATATAATTTATCTAAATAAATCTAAAAATTTTTCTAAAAAAGTTTTCTTTTTTAAAACAACTGGAATATTTACCCTAGTTGGTTTGTTTTGTTTTTTATACTCTGGGTGTTCAAAAAGTTTAACAAAGAATTTTGTAAGTCTATGTCTAACAATTTCTTCTTCACTAAATTCAATCACAGAAACACCTTGTTCTTCTGGCAACAATTTAACCATTCTTACCAATTCACCCAAGGAGCTGTCTTCTTTCTTTTTAAGGTCTACTTGGTTTGTGTCACCTAATATTACAACTTTTGTGTTTTCAGAAAACCTTGTAAGAAGTGTTTTTGCGTTTCCATCGTTAACATTTTGAAATTCATCAAACAATAGGATACAATTTGGGATTGACCTACCTCTAACAGAACCAAAAACTTCCATTTTGATATACCCAACCTCTATAAGTTTATCAGTAAGTTCTTCACCGATTAATTGGTA